GGATATGCGGAAGCTATACGAACTCAAAGAACAAGCACTAGAGCCGTATAAGGATGTTAGATTAGAGGAAATGCTGAAATACCCGAACGGGGAGGATACATGGGCAGACATCATAGAACAATGGGTAGGGTTTAAGAAGATAACGGGCAATGCTTTCATGTACGCAAAGATGGTAGGTGAAGCATCGGTTAATAAAGGTAAGCCGTTAGAGGTGTACATGCTGCCTTCACAATACATGGCAGTAAAGGTTGACATAGACCAATTCCCCCCGAAGAAGGTGGCCTATCAACTTTACTACGGGCAGTACATTCCTTTCAATACATTAGAAATTCTGCATGATAAATACTTCAATCCCGAATGGTCAGCAACGGGAGGGCAGTTATACGGCCTGTCACCATTACGGGCAGCAAGTAAGGTATTGACACGTTCCAATTCATCAAAAGAAGCATCTGTTGCAATGTTTGATAATATGGGGCCTTTGGGTGTGTTATACATGGACGACGTGAGGTTCGACCCATTGTCCGGTGCAAGTCAGGCACAGGCATTAAAGCAGTCAATATCTACGAATACGGGTGCCGGGAAGTACGGAAGTACTGCGGTATCAGGTTACAAAGTAGGATGGGCGCAAATGGGCCTACCTGCGAAAGACTTGCAGTTGATTGAATCAGAGAAATGGGATAAGGAAGCACTTTGCTCAATATACGGTGTACCACCCGTACTGCTTGGCAGTCAGGAAGCAGCAACATACAATAACATGAAAGAAGCGGAGAAATCTCTCACCCTTCGTGCCGTTCTTCCCGAACTTGTCGCAATCCGTGATAACATCAACCGAAAGCTATACTCCGATTGGGGTTACAAGGACACTGATATTTGCGTTGACTTTGATATGACCGTATATCAGGAGTTAGAAGCGAACAGAGGGGAGCAGGCAACGTGGTTAAATACTGCATGGTGGCTGACACCCGAACAAAAGTTAAAGATTCAGGGCCTTTCACCTGACCCGAATGTCCCTATTGAAGATTACCAGAAATTATACATCCCATCGGGATTGCAGCCGTTAGATGATTTCACCAATCTACCTGTAGATGTACCGCCAGCTTTATAACAAATACAGAAAGAAATACCGGGTGATTATCAAACGTGAGTTAGATAAGCAATGCCGGCAAATACTTAACGGGGAGATACCGGATGAAGAAGGGTTGAAACGTGCCATTCGTTCACTTCATCAGGGCGCAGGGCAGCAAATGGCTAGGTACACGTATGACAAGGTTCTTCGCAGTGCCGGGATGAAACAAGAATTAACTCCGCAACAAAGATGGGCGATTGTTATTAAAATGCTGCTGGAAGGTGGTTTGCAGAAGTTAACGGGTGAGATAACCGACACTACCCGTGATAATATGAGAAAAATTCTCACAAAGGGTATGCAAGAGGGGTGGAGTATCAATGACATGATGAAGGAACTTGAAAAATTAGGTATTAATGCTTATCGTGCTGAACTGATTGCACGCACTGAAACAACACGGGCAGCGAATCAGGGCGCGTTACTTGGGGCAGTATCAACCGGACTGCAAACGGTGAAAGAATGGATTTCGGTTAATGATAATCGTACACGCAGAATACCCCGTGATAAGTTCGACCACTTGCACATGGATGGTAAGCAAGTTCCTACAGATATGCCTTTCACCGTTCCGGGGATGGCAAGTATTGACATCATGGAATATCCGGGTGATCCGAATGGAAGCGCAGGCAATGTATGTAACTGTAGATGTACCGTTGGATTTGAAGTGGTAAGAGATTCACAAGAGAGACCCGTTGAGATTAGTGGTGGTTTACGTGGGCCGGCTGGCACTATGTGGAATCTATGGAATAACTCGTTATTTTTGCAATTACAAAGTTTAATCAATGAAGCAGTATCAATGTAAGGATGTAAGCAACGGTGTGGAAGATGTAACCTTGTTTGGTCATTGATTGATCATAAGGCATCCATGAAATCCGCAATCGGTAAACCTTCCGAATTGTACGTTGAAGGTGATATGCTGATTGCAGTAACACCAATCATTGAAACGGAAGCCGGGGAAGATGCACTAAAACTTTATGAAGCTAAACTAATCAATCAGCACTCTATCGGGTTCAGCACAATCAAATCGGATTCAACGGCCGAAGGTGTGAGAACCATTACCGAATTGATGCTATACGAAGGTAGTGCAGTACTATGGGCAGCCAACCCTGAAACTCCAACAATTGCAATGTATAAAGGCATGGAGCCGGAGAAAGTGAAAGAAACGCTGATTGGTAGATTGGATTCTCTTTACAAAGCATTTAGACACGGCACATTCACAGATGAAACGTTCCAACTTTTGGAACTTGAAATAAAACAAATACAAACGGCTATATCAGAACTCACCACTCAACCCGACGCAGCGAAGCAGTCACTTGACCCGGTAGAAGATAACAAAGTTGTATTTGATCTGCCACTGCCAAATCCGATGCAATAGAAGCGAAATCAGTAGTTAATGAACTTAAAGCAAAATTGGAATCAGTTGCTTCTGCTGCTGACCTTGCTGAATTTAAGAACGCAATGCAAACTCAGTTCGATGCCCTTACCACTAAGGTAAAAGCCGGCAATCCTGATTCTGCAAAATCTTTCAACGAAGCATTGGCCGAGAAATTGGATGGTCGTAACATCGAAGCCGAAATCAAAAAGAACGGTCGTGTTCTGATTGAAATGCCCGAAGTAAAGACAATGACTTTAGCATCTAACCTGTCAGGTGATTCAGTTGCGACTTACAACACTCGCCAAGCAATTCAGCCCGGACAGTTAGTAAACTTCCGTGACTTCGTGCCTACCGTACAAAGTTCTACCGGCTTGTATGTAACTTACCGTGAGGCAACTGGTAATGCCAACAACATCGCTGCACAACTTGAAGGTTCACTAAAGCAAGAGAATAACTACTCTCTGACCGAGGTTAAAACCGTTAACGAGTTCATTGCCGGATTCACCAAGTTCTCTCGCCAAATGCTTGCATCTTTGCCATTCATGAGCCAAACGTTACCCCGTTTGTTAGCTCGTGACTTCTTCAAAAAAGAGAATGCTGCTTTCTTCTCTACCGTATCAGGTGCTGCTACCGGTGTAACTACCACTTCGGCTGCTACTAACCTGGGAGATTTGATTCAGTTGATTGGTAATCAGCGTGCTGCTGATTTCAGTCCTTCTGTAATCTTCGTTAGCAATGCTACTTATAGCACTTTACTGATTGAATCTTTCACCAATGGTTACTACCTCGGTGCAGGTTCTTTGGGTATCGGTGCTAACGGCGCTTTGAATTTAGTTGGTGTGCCTATCGTTGGCGTTAACTGGATTCCTAATAGCCGTGCATTGGTACTTGATAACTCATTCATTGAGCGTATCGAAGTAAACGGATTGAACATCGAATTAAGTTACGAAGATCAAAACAACTTCGTGACCAACATGGTTACCGCTAGAATAGAGTGCTACGAAGCTATCAACTTGATGCTGCCTAATAGTACTATCTACGCTACTATCTAATCATTTGCAGAATGATACAGGGGGAGGACTTTTCCTCCCCCTTACTTTTAAGCATGAAAAAGCGTGAACGAAAACACATACCCAAAAAAACTGCGCATCTTGTGGCACGTTCAGAGCTACTTGCCAATGGCAAAATCTGGATCAGAATGGATGGCACACGCCATCAACAAATGGATGTTGCAAAGAGGTCACAAAGTGAAGGTGATGACCTCCGCAATGAATACTGAATTTTACGAGTACGAAGGGATACAAGTATTCAACCGTACACACGATTGGTACTTTCACCACGAATGGGCCGATATAATCTTCACTCAATTAGACTTTGCGCAGGATGTAGTCAATGACTGCAAGGTGAGTAAAAAACCAGCCGTATGGTTTGCGCACAATACATTCATGTACACTTCCGTTAGGTCAAACCGACATCTAAACGTTGTGTATAATAGCAAGTGGAATAGTGAGTTTTGCAAGTACGATAACAACGGATTCATACTACCCCCACCCGTTGACATTGACCATTACAGGGTTGAACGTGGGCAAGAAATAACACTGATCAATCTTAATAAGAATAAAGGGTCGGAGATGTTCTACCGCATAGCCGAAGCGATGCCACAGGAACGATTCTTAGGCGTACAGGGCGGCTACGGTCAGCAGATATACAAAGAGTTGCCGAATTTATCATACATGGCTAATCAGTCCGACATTCGCAATGCGTATAGGCGGACGGGAATACTATTAATGCCTTCACAATACGAATCATGGGGAAGGACGGCAACGGAAGCAATGGCATCTGGAATACCTGTAATTGTAAGTGATTTGCCGGGGCTTCGTGAGAATTGTGGCGATGCTGCGATATACTGTCGGCCTGACCGATTGGAGGACTGGGTGGCGGCCATCAATAATGTGAGAAATAATTACGAATTTTACAGTCATAAATCGCTGCAACGGGCGAAGGAGTTAGAACCGGAGCAAAATTTAATAAACTTTGAACAATGGGTAATCAATCTTACATCATAGATAGTCAGTTAACGGAGGTGAGTTATGGCGAACCTTTAACACTTGCCGAAGCAAAACAATACATTCGTGTTACTCACGATTCAGAAGATGCACTAATTGCATCAATGATAAGTGCTGCCCGAAAAACTATTGAAGATGCAGCCGGAATATCTATCCTGACAAAGACCGTTAAAGTATGGTTTTCTAACAAAGGCGGTTCTTTCAACCTACCTTTCGGCCCGGTGATTTCCGATGTTGTGTTGTATGATGACTATACTAATACATTACTTGCTGACAAGCGAATAATTGGAGGGAATTACCCTGTGGTAAAGTTTCCTCAAATAGATACTTTGAGGGCAGAATATCAGGTGGGAATGACCCATGTTCCCGTTGCTTTGAAGTTTGCAATTCGTGATCAGGTTAACCATATGTACGAGAATAGAGGGGCAGGTGCCGAAGGTATGGGAATATGTGAAAAGGCATGGAGAGCGTGCCAACAATTTAACCGTACAAGTCCGATACTATGAGAATAAACAAGCCCCGGAATTTTCTTTTTGCGGAACTGCTCACAGAGCCAATAGAAGTATTTGCGCCAACACTGGCAACCGATGGTGAGGGGGGTTATTCGGTCACCCTGAATAAAACGGCTGATATTTGGGGTTTGTTTGTGCCGGAGGGGAATGACCGTACTTTAATAGCAGCGGAGGTAAGTTACACGCAACAGGCGAGAGTATTCGTCCGCTACCCCCTCACCATTGATAATACCTATAAGCTAGGAATAGAAGGCAATCAGTGGACTATTCATAGTATCACCAATTTGGATAATAGGAAGGAGTATTTGGAAATATTAATATATAGGTAATGAGCCAGGCGAATTTAGAAATAATAGGGGGGAAGGCAGTAAGGCGAATGTTTGATATTGCAGCGCAAAAGATTGGGCCGCAACTTAATAAGGAGATGAATGCTTCTGCCCTGACTATTGAAAAGACCGCCAAGCAGTTAGCACCTGCCAACTTTGGTAAACTTCGCCAATCCATAAAGCATAACATTGGTGAGCCGTTGATGAAAACGGTATATTCGGAGTTACGTTATGCCCCTTATGTTGAATTTGGCACAGGGCGTAAAGTGTTTCAAATAAAGGGGGGCGGCCAGGTTAACCCAAAGTATCACAAATTCGCAGCGCAATTTAAGGGTAAGGGTAAAGGTGATTATTACGATTTCTTAATGGCTATTCTGCAATGGGTAGAACGCAAGAAGTTGGCACAGAAAACAAACCCTAAAACAGGCCGTAAAAGAACAAGCAAAAATGATGTTATCCGGATGGCAGAATTTATTGCATTTAAGATAATCAAAAACGGAGTAAATGCCCAACCCTTTCTCATCCCTGCCTATGAAATGGAGAAACCCAAACTGATTAAGCGGATTCAAAACTTGCTGAAGAAATGATAATGAAAAACCCTGCCATAGAGATTAAGAAGTGGTTAGTCAGCCAATTACAGGCCTATTCATACATTGATGTTTACGATGCTATGGTCCCGGATGATGCCGATGGTGAGTATATTGTCATTTCTGCCCGTACTGCTTCACCCATTGACAATAAGACCGGGTATAGTCACGAAGTATCCGCAAACATTGACATCGTAACGAAGGGGAATGGCTTTGGCTTCAAACGTGCCGAACAGATTGCAGAGTTAGTAATGGGCGGCATCAATTCCGATACAATCGTAACCCTTCCGGCTGGATGGGATTGTAAGAACGTGGTAATGGCATCCATCAACAACTTGGAGGACTTGGACCCGTTCGGCAATACTTTTCGTGTCATAATTCGTTATACCTTTGTAATCACTCAAACACAATAAAATATGTCCTACACTTTCGTAAATGCCAGGGATATTATCCTGCAACTTGACTTCGACAGAAATAGCACCTTTCTGCCCGTTGCCTGTTTGACTTCAAACTCAATGGAAATCACACGTGACCCAATTGATGCTGATAGCAAATGCGGTGACTTGCAACTGCCAGGGGATTCAGTTAGTCAGACAATTTCCTGTTCAGGTCATGCAATTGACCAAGCTGGAACCGTGAGCCGTGAAAGCTATGAGCGTTTGTACTTCATGTTGCAAAACAAGATACAATGCCCTGCACGTTTCGGCCCTGCTACGGCAGTATCCGGTGACATCGTGTATAGCGGTGAAATCTTCGTTACCTCACTTTCATTGAGTGCTGACGATAAGGATACCATGAAGTTTGATGCTGAATTTCAGGTAGCTTCTGCTCCTTTAACTCAAACAAAGACATACTAATTTATGACACCATACGAATTACCAATTTCGGGAGGTGTTATCAAATTAGAGTGGGGAACATGGGCGATGCACCGCTTTTGTGAGATGAATGGCAATCTTGCCATATCAAAGCTAATGCAGTTGTATGATGGGGAGGTGTTTGCTTTCAAGCACATTATTACGATGGTACAGGCGGCATCGGAGAGCGCTGGAACGGTGATTGATGAAAGGACTGCTGCCAAGTACATTGATGAGTCGGGGGGTGCTAATGGTGCTGCGATTGCAGGGTTTGTGAACTACACCATCAAGTCCATGATTCCCGATATACCTGCTGATAAGGAGGCGCAAGAAGAAAAAAAAAGTTAAGAGAAAAGACGTGGGATGAGATTATAGTTCTCGCCTTGGAAGTTGGCCTAACGATTGAGCAGTTTTGGCGGCTTACCTGGCGAGAATTTTTATTATACCGAAAGGGGTATGAAGCAAGGCAGTTGGCGGAGTGGCAAAGGACAAGGTTGATTGCGTATGTGATCTACTGCACCAACACGGAAACGAAGGGGCGCAAAGAGATAACGGAATTCTTACCTTTGTCAACAGATGATAAACCGGATAGAGGGGAAAGATTGACACAGGAGCAGTTTATCGAAAATATGAAGAAATTATCAGAAGCATTAAAATAAAGCAATGGCAGAAGAATCACTCAAAATAGTACTCACGGCTGATAATAAGCAAGCCATTGCAGCGATGAAGCAGACCGTTACATCGCTTAATGAGGTTGATTCTGCTGCTAATAAGACAGGGGGCAAGGTGGTTGCAATGGGTAAGGACTTCACCGGCCTTTCCCGTGTTATTCAGGATTTACCGTATGGTTTTAATGCTATCGCCAACAACTTGACAAACATACTTCCGGCTGCTGGTGCTTTGGGATTGGGTATATCTGCACTTGTTGCCGGGTTGCAGTTTGCTCAATTAGGGTTCGGTAACTGGACGAGGGGGTTGGAAACAACAAAAGAAAAGTTAAAAGAAACCGAACAAGAGAATGAGAAATTTAGGCAATCACTTGCAAAAGAAAAATCGCAATTAGATATACTTTTTGCTACTGCCACAAATGACAATATATCAAGGGAAGCAAGGTTAAAGGCGGTTAAAGATTTAAGGAATGAATATGGTGGCTACCTTAAAAACTATTCGGATGAGGATATTCTTGTAGGAAAAGCAGCCGAAGCACATAAAAAGTTAGCAGATGCAATAATGCAAACTGCAAAGGCGCAAGCGTTAAGAGATGCAGTACAAAAAGATTATGATGCATTAATTAAACTTGATCAAGATTTAGCAGACGCAAAAAGAAATAAAGAGCAAGCAGATAGAGATATGCTTGCATTTAGTAAGGGCAGGTATCAAGAGGATATACAAGCGCAGGAAAAATTACTAAAGGAAGAAACAAGAATTGCTAATGAAAGGTACAGGATTCAGCAAGAGATTAACAGGAAAATAAATTCAATTTCAGATTTAGCTGTTGCTCCTTTTGGTGGTGGAGATGGTGATAAAGAAAAGAAGGGGAAACTCCGCCAAAGTTTACACGGCAAAATGCTCGAAGAATCAATGAGGTTGGATGCTTTGAGTTTGGTTGCACCTAAAAAGAAAGCAGCAGCAGCAATCAAACCACCTGACCCTAGCAAGTTAGGTGAACTTGAATTTTTAATGAAGAAAAAAGCATATCAAGATGATTACAACAAAACATTAGAAGTAGCAAACAATCTAACCAATACTGCAATGAATAGTATTAATGGACTTGTTACATCTATGCAGCAAGGTCAAAGCATTGGTGAGGCATTTGGCAATATGTTTAAAAATCTTGCTATTCAAATTGCATTGGCAGCAGCAAAGGCGGCAATATTTACCGGCATTTTATCATTACTTCCAGGAGGTACGG